AGCCCGCCGAGCCGGGCCTCGGTGACGGCTCCGACGTTGACGTACATGTCGGCCACGCCCATGCCTGGCACGGCCTGCCACAGCAGCACGTTCCCGGAGCTGAGCAGCTGGTGCAGGGCTGCCCGCTCCTGGTCGGTGCGGGTGAAGATGGCGAGGTCGCCCTCGAGGCCTTGCCGCGCACCGGAGAGGACGATCTTGTTGCGGCGGCCTCGCACCACGAACGCGGCCTGCTCGATCGGCCGCTGCCAGTCCGGCGCCCGCTGCACCATGACCTGCAAGTTCCGGGTCGGGTAGCCGGGATCCTTCAGCCAGGCCATGTTGATATCGGCCAGGTCGATCGACAGCGTCGATGAATTCCGCGTCGACGCGAGCACCCCGGCCGCCGTGTACAGCTCGACGTAGTAGTAGATGACCGTGTTCAGCGGTGCCTCGTGATCCTCGACGATGAGGATGTCGGTGGCGATCGGGTCCCGGTCGATCAGCCCGTTCTGCCCGCGGATCAGGGTGCGGGTGCCGTCCTGGGTGACCCGGTACAGGCTGATCAGCTGGCCTGCTGTCAGCTCCCTGAGGGTGACGGTGGCGTAGCCGTCGTCGTCGTGCTCGACAACCGCGGTGAGCGGCTGCACCTGCCACAGCGCGGCAGCATCCATCCATAGGCTGGAGGACGCGCCACCCGCGACGCCGACGACCTCGACGGCCGCCTTCGCCGTGTTGGCCGGCGCGACCGCGTCCGTCGTCATCCCGAACCAGGAGCCGCCCGGGAGTGCGTAGGCGGTGCCGGTCGAGGCGCCGAGGTCCGCGTTGGACGCGTCGTACCACCTGATCTTGACAGTGACCGTGGTCCAGGAGCCCGCGTTGAGCTTGCAGACGACCTGCGCGCGCCAGTTCAGCCCGGGCGCGGACGGGACCGCCCACATGCCGGAGCGCCACGTCGACGACGTCGCCGTCGACGACGACACGGCCAGGCCGTAGTTGCCGATGTACCCGCCCGTCCCCCACGGAGTCGAGCGGGCCACAGTGGCGACACCCGATGCCACCGTCCAGCCGCCCGTCGACTGCTCGAAAGAGCCGTTGGTGTAGGGGATGACGGTGCCGGCCATGATGGCGGAGGCCGCCCTGACGACCGCGGTCTCGACGCGCACGATCTGCCCGGCGGTGGCGCCGTCGATGCCGATCGTGAGCCCGCACGTGGCCGCGTTCGATGGGGCGAAGTCCGAGAAGATCTGCCGGTAGTAGCCGGTGCCCGGCGGCGCCAGCGTCGCCTTCGTCGCCTGGATCTGCACGTTCGAGGCGTCGTAGAAGCGCAGCTCCACCCATACGGTGCTGCCGCTCGTGGGCGGGTTGAGGTAGATGTAGCCCACATATTCGGCGCCCGGCGTGACTGTCGGCCGCTCGGTGGTGCGCATGGTGGCGTTGCCGTTGGCGGTGACGGTCATGGCCATGGTGTGGCCGCCGGCGTAGTACCAGTCCACCGCCCAGCTGGCCACGGGAACCTGACGGGCCACCGAGCAGTTCGTGTCCGCGGTCCAGCCTGACGCGTCGATCTCGATGCTCTCGGTGTTGAACCCGAACAGGTTGCCGACGGACCTGATCGGAAGGCCGAAGTAGACGTTCTCGAAGTAGTTGATGACGAGAGCGGCGGCCGGTGTGGCTGACAGCAGCACCTGCGCCTGCGTAGCGCCCACCGGAGCAACCCCGGCAACGCTGATCCTGTGCCAGCTGGCCGAGGCGGCAGCAGTGGTCAGCGACCACGTGATGCTGATCTCTGTACCCGAGGCGGTGAGCCAGCGGATCCCGATGCGTTCCGGGACCGTGGCCCCGGACGCATCGGAGAATGCGTAGTAGGTGGTGCCTGCGGTGATCGGATAGGAGGCGGCGGTACGGGCCTGCATCTCCCCGCTGGCCACGCTCTTGACCAGCAGGCAGCCATCGCCGTTCCGGCCGCCGCCCCCTTTACTGATCGTCGCGTTGAGCTTGGCGGTCCACCCCCAGATGACGGGGTCCATCGACTCCGTCGTGACGTTGAGGAAGTTCCCGGGGATCGACAAGAGGGCCTCCTCAGCTGGCGTTGATGACGGCCATCAGTTCCTGGTTGTTCCGGTGAACGCGCACGTCGATGAACTCTGCGAGCGCCTCGTCCCGGGTATGGATCTCCACCACGACCGGCGTGCCCCGGCCGGCTGCCGCGGTGGACATGACCCGCCACTGGCTGGCGGTGAGGACTGCTTCGGGCTGGCCGGTGGCGTTGGCCGCCGCGGTCAGGCCGGGCTGGAGCCATCCGCCGGAGTCGTACTTCTTCGCCGTGAAGCCCCACCGCGAGGTGAACAGGCTGCTGTTGTAGCCGCGGGCGCTCTTGCCGACGACGACGCCGTCCCCACCGCGGGACTCCACGTTGACGCCGTTCAGCGTGCCGGCCGTGTGGCCGACGCCCGCATTCGTGATGCCGATCTGGAATGGCGAGCGGGCGTTGCGCACCCAGCCGCCCGGCCCGGACGAGCCAGAGAACGCCCCGGTGGCCCACCGTCGGCTGAACGGGTTGAGGCCGCGAATGACGTTCTCGATCGCTCCCATGAACCCGGAGCAGTCGAAGCCTCGCGGACCGACGCCGCCCCATATGTACGGTTTACCGTTCTGGGCGCGCGCCCACTTCAGCGCCGTCGCGTATCCGCCGCCGCCGATTCCCGCAGCCGCGAACTTCTTGTCGGCATCGCCGGAGAAGCCCACGATCGTCTTGATCATGCGCTTCGGGATCCCGGTGATCATGTCGCGGTACACGGACGCCGATCCGGAGATCTTCTCCAGCAGCGGCTTCACGACACGGTTCAGGCCGGCCACCGCTGACGCCTTGATGCCGTCCTTCAGCCACGCCACCCCGGACTTCGCCAGGTCCACGCCCTTCGACGCGGCGCTCTTCACCCAGCCGAAGATGCCTCCGTCTGCGAAGGCGGGCATGCCGCCGGCCACCATGCGACGGATCGCGGACACGCCGCCGCTGCGCGCGACGGCGTTCATGGAGTTGACGTAGGACGGCCCGACCGCCCGCGTCCACTCCGGTCGCATCACGGCCTCACCGCCCGACAGGGCCGCCAGGTGCACATCCCGCCCGGGCGTGTACCCGGGCAGGACGCCGCCGGAGGCGAACTTGTAGGTGGACAGCTTCGGCGCACCGAAGACGTCGGCCACCTTGTTCCAGACGCCGACGATTCCCTTGTTGTAGACGGTGTTCACGATGAACTCGACGGGCGCCTTGGCGATGCCCTTGACCTTGTCCCAGGCAATCTTGATGGCGTTCTTGGCGGTCTCGAACGCGCCGCCGAGAAGGCCGAGCGCCGTCTTCATGGTCGCGAAGACCGGCTTGATGCCCGTGTTCCACACCGTGGAGACCGTGCTCTTCACGCCGTTCATCGCGGGCGCGACGGCCTTGTCCCAGAGCCACTTGAACCAACTGCCCACCGTCTTCAGCCCGGACGTGAAGTAGCCGAAGACGATGGTCACGCCCGACCATGCCAGGCGGACAACCGTCAGGATCAGCCGGAACGCGGGCTCCACGGCCTTGTCGTACAGCCAGGTGAACCAGCCCCCGACCACCTTCAGCCCCGCGGTGAAGTAGCCGAACACCGCCTTCGCCCCAGCCCACAGCAGCTCCAGGCCGCCCTTGATGAAGTCGAGAGCAGGCGATATGGCGTGCGTCCATAGCCATCCGAACACCGCGCCCAGGAGCTTGACGGCCAGGTAGATCGGGCCGAACACGACGATCGTCAGCACCGTCAGCAGGATCCGGGCGGCTGTGTCGATGAACGAGAACACCGGCTTGATGACCGAGTCCCACAGCCACTTGAACGCCGACCCGACCGCCGCCACGGCAGTCTTGATGCCCTCGAAGGCCGGCTTGAGCGCGTTGTTCCACGCCCACAGGGCCGCCTTCTGGATCCCCTCCCACGCTCCCTGCACGATGTTCCGGAACGTCTCGGACCGCTGGTAGGCGATGTACAGGGCGGCGCCCAGGGCGACGATTGCGGTGATGACGAGAATGATCGGGTTGGCGTTCATGACCGCGTTGAACGCGGCCTGGGCGATCGTCGCGGCCCGCTGCACGGCAGTCCACGCAAGGATCGCGCCCCGGTAGATGGCGAAGACCGCGGTCACCGCGGCTGTCGCGATCTGCTGCGCCAGGATGGCCGCGGTGAATCCGGCCACCGCGATCGTGACCGGGATCATCCACGTGCCCATGTCGCGAACCCAGTCGACCACCGCGACGCCCGCCTCCCACAGCCCCCTCAGGGCCGGAACGAGGACAGCTGCCAGGGCGGAGGCGACCATCCGGATCGGCGGCAGCAGCAGGGTGTTCATGCCGTGCGCCACGGCCGAGATCACCGGCAGCACCTGGCCGCCGATGAACGTGACGAACCCCTGCTTCAGGGTCCGGGTGAACACTTCGATCTCGTGCGACGGGCCCGAGTGCAGCGTCTTGCCCAGCCGTGTCGCGGCCCCTGAGACGTCCCCGAAAGCCTTGGTGGCCTTGGAGGGGTCGAGCCCGAAGAGGGCCGATCCGAGATCCTCGGCCTGGGTGCCGAAGAGGCCGACGGCGGCTGCGCTCTGTGCGACGGGGTCCTTGATTCCGCGCAGCCGGTCGAGGACCAGCTGGAGGCCGGCCGAGGCGCCCTTGCCGCCCTTGGCGATCTGGCTCGACATCTTCTCGGCGTCCAGGCCGAGCGCCTTGTAGGCGTCCTGGCTGGCCTGAGACATGTCGATCGCCCTGATCGAGAACTCTTTGAATGCGTCGGCGATGATGTCGGTGTCGCGGGCGCCGCCCTGCAAGCCCTGCTGGAACAGGCCGAGCGCGGTCTTGCTGTCGATGCCCAGCTTGCGGAGCTGGACCGGGTACTCCTGGAACGTCTCCAGGAGATCCTCGGCGTTCGGGCCGAGCTTCTGCATGCCGACCGTGATCACGTCGAGAGCAGCGGACGCGTTCGGCGCAAGGCCGTTCTTCATGAGCGCCGACACGGCCTGCGTCTGCATCGACATGTCGGTGCCGAACGTGGTGGCAACGTCAGCCATCTGTGCGGCGATCGACTTGAGCTGCTTGGTCGTCGCGTCGGGCGGTGCGAGGCCGGCGTTGATGACAGAGCGGATGACCTCGGCGCCCTGGGCGACGTCCTCGGTGATGCCCTTGGCGTAGAGCTCGCCTGCGATCTTTCCGTAGCGGGCGGCGTCCTTGCCCGTTGCACCGAGCTGCGCTTGCAGGGTGGAGGTGATGTTCGCCTGCTCCATCGCCTCGCTGATGCCGGCGACGAGGAGGGCCCCTGCGGCCGCGCCTGCGACTGCGGCACCGGCCACGAGCTTGTCCTTGAGGCCTCCCCCGGCGGCCTGGCCCGCGTCCTCGCCCGCGTCACCGGCCGGGCCGATGAGCTGCTGGCGGAGATCGTCGGCGATACCGCGCACCGACGGGATGATCTGGAGGGTTGCGTATCCGACGTTCGGCACGGGGCACCTCCTGTCTGCTCGTCACGCGAGGCGGCCCTCGGCGATCGCCTGCTCGCGCTCGCGCTTGCGGCGCCGGGCGTCCTCGAGCTTGGCGATCCGCTCGGGATGGTTCTTGCGGTCGGGCTGGGAGAGCCACCACCGCCGGTAGGGCTTCGGCTGGCGCGGCTTGGGCTTCTTCTCGTCCGTGTGGGCCAGGGCGAAGTGCCAGTCCTGGGTGGTGACGGCGTCGAAGATGTCGGCCAGGATGACCTGCTCGCCGGTCGGCTCCGGCTGTCCGCCATTGACGGCGGTGCGGGTGGCCGAAGCGGGCGTGAGTCCGCTCACGTAAGAGATCAGCTCACGCCAGGTCAGGCCGCCGGTGTACAAGTCGCGCAGGCGCACGCCGTACTCGCGGCGCAGGTCGGCCTCGAGGGCTCTGCCGTGCCTCCGGATCAGCTCCCGGAGGCCCCGGATTCCCCCGGCTCGACTCCGCAGTGCGCCTGCCAGGCCTTGAACAGCGGCATCATCTTGAACTGCGGCAGGCGGACCTTGCGGAAGTCCTCGTACTGGTCGCCGAGGGCCAGCCGGAAGGCGCCGATGACGGCCTTCATGTCGCCGCCGTCGGCCGCGTCGACGAGGTCCCAGATGTCCAGGGCGTTGAGGTGGGCAAACTCCCAGCGGCGGCCGTCGAAATGCACACGGAACGGGGTGAGCTCCACCTCGGACTTCACCGCGTCCAGGTTGAAGTCGAACGGCTGGTCGTCGGCGGGCTTGGGCGCGGTTCGGCCGGTCATGCGCGGTTCTCGCTCTCAGGGGTTGCGGGCTTGAGGATCTGGATGTTGAGGGCGGGCAGGGTCAGGGTGACGAGGCCGGCACCGTCGGGCTGGAGACTGACCTGCATGCGTTCCGCCTGGATGACCCAGGGGAACGGCTTGCCGTCGACGTGGATGTCTCCGCCGGGCTGGATGACGATGCTCTGCGCGACCGGCACGTCCGCCTGCTGGGCAGGGCGCTGCCGGTCCGCGGCAAGTGACGCGACGACTCGGCTGCGCAGGTGGCGAGGCAGATTCTCGCCGTCCTTGATGACGTCGAGCCGGACCGCTTGGGCGTAGATCTCGGCGTCGGTGAATGACAGAGGCATGGCGCGGTTCTCCTGCGGGCGCGGTTGAGAGGTTGAAGCCGGGGCGTGGTGAACCGCGCGAACGCCACGCCCCGGCCGCTCAGGACCCGTCCGTGAACTGGCGCAGGAACAGCACCTTGCCCGACGTCGGGAAGATCGTCGCCACCAGCGGGTAGGCCGTCAGATCGGTCTCGTTCTCGGTGATGTCGCCGTCGACGTCGACCTCCGCATACTGGGCGGTGATCAGCCTCTTGACGATGTCGCCCTCGCGCGTCTCGAAGGCGAGCTTGATCCGCTCCGGTCGCGGCACGATGATCTGGCTGTCGGTGCTGCCCGGCCAGATCAGCTCTCGGGTGGTGGCGTTGTCCTCCAGCACCGTGAAGGACTTGGTCAGCTTGAAGTGCGCGCGGGAGGTACGGACAAGGATGCCTCCCCAGGCGTACTTGTCGTCCTTGTCCTCGTCGCGGGACTCGGAGAATCCCTCGTCACCGTCGAGGAGGCCGACGAGCCCCCAGTCGACCCCGAACGGGTCGTCGATGGTGGCGGGGTTGGTCGCGGACAGCGGTCCGACGTACACGTCGGCGTCGGTCCACAGTGATGCGTTAGTCGGGTCGCCGGCCACGGCGGACCTCCTCGTGTGTCTGGGTGGGGAGCGGGCGCGCGGTTGGCGGTTTCAGGAGATGACGGACGGGCGGGCGTTCGCGGTCACCGTGAACGTCGACAGGTCGATACCCGAGTCCGGGTCTGTCGCGGGGAGTGGGCCGACGGCCGGCCGCACGGATCGCAGCAGCGTCCCGTCGTGAACGACGAGCAGGCCCTGGCACAGCTGTGCCAGGTCGTGTGCCTGGTCGGCGTCCGCGTGCCAGACCGTGATGCGCAGCGTGCAGCGGGTGTTGGCCATCGATCCGTGCGGCAGGCTGGCGTCCAGGCGGACCAGGACGTAGGGCAGGTGCGGGGTCTCCGGCGAGCGGTCGCCGGGGACGCGCGTCCCGACCTGGGCGCCGACGGCATACGCTTCGCCGCGTCCGTCGAGGGCGGTCCGCAGGAGCGAAGCGCCGGCGGACTGGACGTCGGGGAAGACGGTCAGCGGCTTCACCCGTTCCTCCACTCGCGGACTTCGAGGCGGGCAAAGGCGGCTGCCCGGGTGAGGATCCCGTCGCGGGCCTGCCAGCCCATGGCGCGCGGGTCGGCGACGACGACGGTGGCGGCCCCGCGGTCCGTGGTGTAGCTGCGCACCTCGACCGTCGTGCCGGGCGGGACCAAAGCCCCGACGTTCGCCCCGACTTCGGCTGCGACGCTGTCGACCAGGGCGCGCACGTCGGGGCCGCGGAGGACTTCCCGCACGCCCGCGGCGTCGAGGCGGAAGTCGACCAGCATGAGCGCCTCCTATCCGGTGGAGCGCTTCATCTCGAACTCGATGTGGTGGACGGCGTCGACGAACAGCTCGGGCCAGCGGGCTACTTCGCCGTCGACCTCGAGCGTCATGCCGTCCCACTCGATGCGGTCGTCGGACCTGATGTCCGGGTCGCTGCCCTCGGCGGACTGGACGTGCCATCCGGTGACGACGGCGTTGCGCTGCTCGTCGGTCGTCTCCTGCTGGATGCTGGGCTGGATGTTCACCAGCTCCACCGTCAGTCGGGACACCGCGCCGGGCGACCAGTCCTTGACCGTGTTGCCGCCCCGGTCCGTGCGCTCGCCCGCGCGCACCCGCACCAGGGACTGGTTGAACATCATCACAGGTCGCTCCCCGTGCGGACCTTGTAGCGGGCCACGGCCTTCGCCCACTGATCCGACACGCCGACCGCGGCCGTCGCCCCGAACGTGACCGACTGGCCGCCGACTGCCCGGGACTGTACGCCGGGCACCACGACGAACATCGTCCGCGCCTGATCGATGACCGCCTCCTGGGCGTCCTCAGGGATGTTCTCCAGGCTCGGGCCGAAGCCGTGGCTGTAGACGACCGTGATGCAGCGCAGCCGGTCCGGCCAGCAGGCGCAGCCGAGACGGCGAAGGATCCCCGCCTCGGACCAGGAGAAATCCGTGCCCTCGACGAGGGCTTCCCCGTCCAGTTCGACGGACGACACCGCCGTGGTCGGCCACACGGGGAGGAGGAGTGCCTCGCGGCCGTTGCCGTCCAGCGTCACCTCGTCGTCCGCGACGAGGTCCATTCGATGGCCGACCGCCCCGCGGAAGCGGCGGGTCGCTGCCGTCAGGGCAGCCAGCAGCTTTGGATCGTCGGCGGGCCGGCCGAGCCATGCCGCCAGTTCCTGCGGGTCGGCCAGGTATTCAGTCGTCACCGCCGCCGTCGCTCTTGCCGCGCGGCGTGCGGCCCTTGTTGGACGCGCTGGCGCGGGCCTTGTTCGGGGCCGCCGTGACGGCCTTCTCTCCGGCAGCCGGCTGGGCGTCGACGAGATCGTCGTCGCTCAGACCGCGCAGCTCCGCGTCGGCAGCGTTCAGCTTGAGGACCGTATCGTGCCCGGCCTCGGTGGTGAACCGGTACTTCTTCAGCGGACCGCCCACAGCGGCCACCTCCTGATCGGGGATGTCGATGGGGGCGACGGCTGAGGGCGGGCCGCACGCCGCATGTTCGGCGCCGCACGGGCACCGCCCTCGAGCCGTCTGCCGGGTGAACAGGGTCACGGCGCCAACTGGCCGCTGGTTCGCATCGCGCCGAGCAGCGCGTTGACCTTCGTGCGGAGCGCCAGGTAGTCGGCGCGCAGGGCGTCGTACTCGGCCTTCGTCGGGTTCGCCCCGGCCGCGACGACGGACGTGGCTGCGGCGGCGTCGGCGACGGCCGCCGTCTGCTTGCCCTCGCGGGCGGCACCTGCCGCCGGGTTGAGGTACGGCATGTCAGCCTCCTCAGGCGGTCAGGTCGATCTCGACGAACGCGTTCGGCTGGAGCACGCCGAACGCCGCCCGCATCTCGGCCAGGATGGCGACGAGGTTCCGGACGAAGAAGTCGAGGTGGCTGTCGGTCATCTGGATGGTGGCCTGCTCGCGGTCCCACAGGATCGCCTTGCGGAAGTCGCCGACGTAGCCGGTTCCCGCAGGGACGGCCTCGGTCTCGATGACCGGCAGGTTCCACAGCGGCTGCGCGCTGCCCGTACCAGAGGGGCCACCGAAGTAGTAGCGGTTCTCGTTGTCGGTCAGCAGGTCGATCGTCTCGACGTCCGCCGGGTTGAGCAGGTACGCGTTGGCGATCGAACGGCCCACGGTACGGACCTTGGTCTTGGCCTTGCGCAGCGTGACCAGCGCGTTCGTGTCCCAGGCCTGCGACTGCACGCCGGAGACGTTGCCCAGCCCGTCGAAGTTCTCGCCGGTGCCGTCACCCTGAACCATCTGGTCCTCGAGCTCCTCCTCCAGGCCGTAGCGGAGGAAGGCGTCGATGAGGGTGCGGATCTGCGCGGCGTCCGACAGGGCGCGCTTCGTGACCGGCATCCAGTGCGCGATGGTCTTCACCGCGGTGGTGACCTTCGCCAGGGCGAGCCCGGACTCCGGCTTGTAGCCGCCGCCGGCGTTGTTCACCAGCGCGCCCGCGCCGCCCGGGGCGGTCGGTGCCGCCGAGGACGTCGCCTCCGCGACCGGGGCGGCGTTGTTCGTCACCGAGGTGACACGCACGTACTCGACCGTGTCCGAGGTGGTGGTGCCGTTGGTGACGACGTCCCGCATCCGCAGCGGGCGCTGGAAGACGTCCAGGCCGACCTGCAGTCCGCGGTAGTCGTTCTGCACGAACGCTCCGCCGGAGGTGTCCGAGGCGCCGGTGACCAGGCTCTTGACGCCGAACATCTCCGACTGCACGCGCTGCTTCGCGCCGAACGCTCCGCCGCGCGCCTGCGAGAGGAGGCCCTTGTACTCGGGGGAATCGGTGAACTGCTCACCGAGGGACTTACCGCGCTCGGGCAGCTGGAAGCCGGACGCGGTACGGCGGCTGCCGTCCTGCTCGGTCTTCGCGTTGAGGGCGATGTCGTCGCCGAGGTCGGCGAGCGTCTTCTTCAGCTCGTCGTTGCCGCGGAGGCGCTCGATCTCGCCCTTCGCCTCGGTGGCCTTCGCCATGTGCTCGCGCAGCTGGCCGGCCTCTTCGGGCGTGAAGTCGCGGTCGCCGTCGTCCTCGGCCGTCTTGGTGATCTGGCGGGCTTCGAGGAGGTGGTGCTTCATGAGCTCCTTGAGCTCATCGATCTTGCTGGGCATGGGTCCTCATTCCGTGAGCGAGAGCTCCAGCTCCTTCAGCTGCAGCTCGGTGCGCAGACGGGCAGAGGCGGCTCCGGCCTTGGCGGCACCTTCGTCGGGTGCTTCGCGGAGGTCCGGCGTGGTCTCTTCCTCGATGCTGCTGGTGGATCCGGCGTCGGCTCCCTTGGCGGGCGGGGTGGCCTCGGGCTGAGCGGGGGGCGTGTCGCCCGCGGCTGCCTCGGCACCCGGCTGGCCGGGCTCGTCGGTCGGCTTCTCGCTGGTCTTGCTCTTCTCCGGCGTCGCGGACGCCAGCACCTCGCCGATCGCCTCATGGGCTTTCGAGAGGGAGTCGTAGTTCGCCTGGCTCAGGACACGGCCGGCCTTGGCCCCGGACGCCAGCCCGGCGGCCTTCGCGGCGAGGAGTTCGGTCTCCTGGTTCGCGCCGACCAGGCAGGGCCCGACCTCGTGCAGCTTCAGACGGCGCAGCTCGTAGTAGCCGCCCCACGGGTGCTGGTCGTCCTCGACCCAGGCGCCCTCCTTCACGTCGTAGGCGAAGGAGAACTGGGTGACGCGGCGGCCCTTCAGGAGCCGGTACACCTGCGCCGATGTCGGGTTGGTGTCGAGGTCGTCGATCTGGCCGGTGACCTCCAGGCCCTGTAGCGTCTCGACCGCCTTGACGACGGTGCCGACGTGGGCGAACGGGTCACCCCAGGCGTGCGCCCAGATCACCGGGATCGGGTCGCCCTTGGCGTTCCACTCCTCCAGCGTCTCGGTGAACGCGCCCGGCCGGACCACATCGCCGACCGAGTCCTCGTTGCCGAACACCGAGACCAGCGCCGTGAACTGCCCCTCGGCCAGCCCGTCGGCGACGCCCGCCGCCTTCACACGAGCCGTGAAGTCCTTCGTGCGCACGTCAGTCCTCCTTCGCATAGTCGAGCGTGCAGTTGCAGTTGACGAGCTCTGCGGTCTTGCCGGAGCCGTCGCCGGGCCAGCGCAGGCCGTTCGAGAAGACGTCGTCGAGGCTGACCGCCTCGCCGTCCTGCGCCTTATGTGAGGGCCGCGGGTTGCGGCCACCGGTCCGCCAGATCTTCTTCGTCAGCCCGGAGGCCGAGGCCGCGTCGTGGCTGCCGAAGCTGCGGAATTCGGTGGATGCCGTTGTGGCCCGGGCGGCTGCGGCCGACGCCCACGTCGCGGCCGCGCCCTTGAGGGCTTCACGCCACCCGTCGCCGCCCTCCTCCTGCACGCTGGCGACCACGGTGCGGCCAGCCTCGTCGTGCTGCGCGGCGTGCGTCTGCGCTGCCGCCAGGATCCAGGCGAGCATCACCTCGGCGGACCAGCCCTCGGCGTCCGGGTTGTGGACCTCGAGCACTTCCCACGCACCGACCTGTGCGAGCTGGTAGCCGTAGTCGGCGAAGAGCGCCTCCAGCTGGGCGAGCCGGTCGTCCGAACCCGCGGCCCACAGGGCGAGCAGATCCGGCATGTCGTCGGCCTTGGCGCCCGACGCCGTCAGCAGCCGGGACGCGGCCCGCTCGGTGAAGCGGACCAGCGCCGTCTCGAACGCGTACCGCTGCCCCTGGATGGTGCCGAGATCAGCCGGCCTGCCGCTCTTCACCAGCGCCAGGCCACGCGCTTTTGGGAGCGCATCCGGCTCAGGCGCCGTGTCCCTCGGCGAGGCGAGCCCGCCCTGCGTCACGTTCATCGGAACGATCAGTTCGTCCCCGCCCTCGACGCGCGGCAGATTGTTCCTGGCCCGGATCTCATTGCGGGTCATCCACGGGCCGCCGGTCGCGGTCGACGCCGCGACCGCCTGCTCCTCGAAGGAGCCGCGCATCTTCGCGTCGATGTTGAACTCGCAGTACACGTCCCGGTTGTCGCCCGGCATGTCGGCCAGGATCTGCGCGGCAATCTCCTGCTGCAGCATCACCATCCACGGACCCAGCGTGTCCTGGTACAGGTGGCTGTGCTGCTCCTTGATGTTCGAGTAGGTCGCGTGGTCCAGGATCCCGATCAGCGGCGGCGGAATGAAGTAGGCCGCCGACACCTCCTCGCGGGTCAACTTCCGCGCCTCGATGTACTGCGCCTGCTCCGGGTTGAAGCCGACCGGCACGTACTCCATGCCGTCCTCGAGGATCGGCGTACCGCCCTCGGCGCCGCCCCCCTGGGTGAAGCTCCGCCACATCTCACGGAAGCGGCGCTTCTCCTTGTCTCCCCACTCGGGCGAGTCGATGGGTCGCTTCAGGACACCGGTCAGGCGGGCCCCGCCCTTCCACATCGCCGCTCGCTGCTTGGCCGCCTCGGAGGACTCCAGCAGCAGCTCGCGCAGCGACTCGATCGGCGACGATCCGGCCGTCAGATTGTCCGGCGAGTAGCCGTGGATATGGACGACCTCATCGACCCCGAAGTCCCGGCCGCCCGCGGTCTCGAAGTACTCGGGCCTGATCCAGTTCCCGCCGTAGGGGCGGATCAGCGACGGCGGGACCGGCAGGATCCGAAGCTGCCCGTCGAGCCTCAGCTTGATCCCGTACCAGGAGTCGTACAGGGCGACGTCCGCGACCATCCGCTCGACGAACCGGTACGTAGTCATCCCCGGCAGCGGCGCCGCCAGCAGCCTCGCCAGCGGGTGATCCGATAGCCGCTCCCGGTCCGTGTCGCTGATCCGGCGGAACGTGTGGATGCCCAGCTGGGCAATGTTCCGGGCCAGGAACCCGATGACCGTCCGCACCTGCGGCTGCGTCCGCCAGATCGTCTCGTACTCCCACGGCGCCGCCGGCAGCGGCATCGCCGCATACCCGGGCGTCACCCCGGCGCCCGTCACCGCCAGCTCGCCCGACGAGACCACGAACGCCATCACCCACCACCCGTCGCAAGCACCTGGGTGAACTCGACCTTGGCCCGCTCGACGACGACCTCGCCGTCCACGCGCTGCGGCTGGCGGCCCGCCTCCAGCAGCTCCACATCCCGCAGCACCAGCAGCGGCCCGCGCTTCGCCCACAGCACGCCGGCGAACGCCTTGTCGGCCAGGTTGACCACGACCCGCTTCCGCACCGCTGTGCGACGCCAGGCGAACATGCGGCCTCCCCTCGGCCGCTACACGACCATGATCTCGTCCTCGTCCGCGTAGCGGGACTTCCGCCGCGGGGGCCTCGCGACGACCTCGGCCATCGCCGTGGCCAGCGCCGACACACCGTCGATCTTGTCGCCGGAGTTCGCCTTGTCCGGCTTCACGTTCCCGGCCGGGTCCATCGCCACCGCCAGGTTGTCCACGCACCAGCGCACCACCGGGTGCCCACCGTGCCGAAGCGCCGGCGCCTCCGGCGTACCCTGCAGCGTCAGCCGCTGGATCTCCTTCAACACCGGGCTCATCGTGGCGAAGCCCTGCCTGACCTTCACCATGGGTGCCCGCTCGCTGACCAGGTCGTTCGTCAACTGGCTCGCGTTCCATGGGTCGTAGCCCAACGACTTCACCTTGAAGAAGTCCCGGTCTCGCCGGATCTGCTCCTTGATGAAGTCGTAGTCCGCGACGTTCCCCGGCGTCGCCACCAGGAAGCCCTCCCGCACCCAGCGGGACGCCGCCCCGGCCGTCCGCTTGTCCAGCGCCTTGAGGTTGTCCTCCGGCGTCCAGAACCGCCACAGCGCATCCAGCGTGCCGGTGCGGTCGTCGGGGAAGAGCCAGCACAGAGCGCACAGGTCGGATGTGCTCGCCAGGTCCAGGCCGCCATACGCCTCCCTGCCCTTGAGCTTCGCCTCGTCCAACAGGCCGGCGTTCTCGTCCCAGTCCTCCAGCCGGATGAACCGGGTCGACTGCTTGGTGCGGATCCCCAGATGCAGGCGCAGGAACTTCGCCAGATCGGCCGGCGACTGTTGCGCCTCTGCCGACGCGCCCCGCAGATACGCCGCGGAAGGACTCACGCCATAGCCGGGGTTAGCCTTCCGCCACGTCGCCTCCGCGTGCGGGTCGTCCTCCTCGTCCGCACCCCAGACCACCCCGTAGGTGTCCAGGTCATGGAGGGCTCCGCGAGCCAGCTGCTCGATGTACTGCCGCTTCCGGTCGTAGATCGATTCCTGCTTGCCCTCGTCCGCCGTCGTAATGATGATGACCAGCGGCTGCCGGCGCGAGCCGGTACCCGTCTCGATCGTCTCCACCAGGTCCGGGCTCTTGTGGACATGCAGCTCGTCGATGATCCCGCCGTGCACGTTCGCGCCGTGCAGCGCCTCGGCCACCGACGAGACCACCGTGAAGTAGCTGCCGGACGCCGGGTGCGTGATCTTCTTGGTGAACGCCTTGACGTTCCCCTTCAGCGCCGGCGCCCGCTCCGCGATCGTCTTGATCGGATCGAACGTGTACCGCGCCTGCTTCTCCGACGTGGCCGCCGCGTAGACCTGGGCGCCCGGCTCCGAGTCCGCCGCCATCAGGTACACGGCGATGCCGCCCGACAGCGTCGTCTTCCCGTTACGCCGCGGCACGTCCACGTATAGCTTGCGGACGATCCGCACGTAGCCCTCGGCCTCGTCGTCCCAGCGCACCCAGCCGAAGACGGGCGCCAGGATGTACGCCACCTGCCACGGGTCCGGGTCCAAGGGCTTCCCCGCCCACTTGCCCTGCGTGTGCCGCAGCAGATGGAACGACTTCAGCACCCGATCCACCCGGACCGGATCGAACACCGCCCCCGGCGCCTCCCCCGGCGACGGAGTCTGCACCTTCGGCGGACAGTCCGGCACCGGGATCCCCCGGGACTTCATGTACCAGGCGACCTCGGCACTGATACCCAGCTCAGCCGGAGCCGGCGAACGGGTTCTCCTCGCCGCCATCGTCGCCCCCGCTTCGAGCCAGCGCCTGCTCCGTCGACGGAGTCAGTCCGAAGTGCGCTGCCCACGAACGGACTTCACGGCCGGCCGCGCGCGCAATGGCGACGGCTGGATGCGCCAGCGTCCCCTGCCGCGCCTCGATCGTCAGGCCTTCACGCTGCACCGTCAGCGTCGCGTCGACGAACACCGCCCACGCCTCGCAGTACGCGGCCAGCGCCGCCCTGTCCGACTCCTTCACCAGGTCCAGCCGCGAGAGCTCCGGCATCACCCTGGCCCACTCCGCGGCCGCCTCCTCCGACAGCCAGTCGGGAGCCTCCGGCGGGACGCGCTTGAAGTCCGGACCCGTGTTGACCTTGCGGCCACCCGAGTCCCGGCCAGGCGCGCGGCCGTCGATCAGCTTCAGGCCGGCAGGCTTCGAGGTACGGGGCACGGTGATCACCCCCCGCCGGTCACAGAGCGTTATCGCAGGTCAGGGGCCTATCCCCTGGTCAGCGTAGTGAGCGTGCAC